AGCAACTCTTGGTGTTAATGAGGAAGATATTGCATGGTTCTTTCACATTCACCCCAACACATTCAAGAACTGGAAGAAAAAACACCCTCAGTTATTAGCTGCGTTAAAAAAGGGTAAAGCAGACAGAAATGTTAGTCTTATGAAAGCAATGTTTGAGAATGCTACGAAAAGGCATAATGCATCAGTCCAGATATTCTTGGCCAAAAACTGGCTTGGCATGACAGACCGTCAAGAGCTGCTACATACTGGAGATGAGAAAAAGCCTGTCAGGCTGGTGCTTGAAGACTACAAAAACAACAATAACAACAATGCAAACTCAAAGAGTTAGATACAAAGAAGTCCACCTATATGCTCATCAAGCAGCAGCCTTGAGAAGCAAGAGCAGGTTCATCGGTTTAATAGGTGGTACTGGTGGTGGTAAGAGCTGGACTATACCATGGTGGCTGTTTGCTGAGATAGAGAAGTATCCGAGAGATGAGTTTATCGTCGCAGCCCCCACCTATAAGCTACTCACTAGGGCAACCTTGCCTATAATCAGGGATGCATATAGAGATACAGATTTAGAAGGTGAGTATAAACCGAGCTATAATGTTTATCTGCTTCCGACTGGCGGTAAGATATGGTTTGGTACTGCTGACAGACCAGAATCACTGGAGGCTGGACAATACAGAGCGGCATGTCTTGATGAAGCCGGCCAGATGAAATATATGGCTTGGGTTGCTATTCAGGCAAGGCTTGGTATGAAAGAGGGTAGGGCTCTTCTCACAACGACACCATACGGCTTAAACTGGCTCTACCATGAGTTTTACCTACGCTGGAAAAAAGGCGACTCGAATTATGACGTAATAAACTTCAGCTCAATAGACAATCCATATTATCCAGCAAGAGAGTTTGAGAGAGCAGCGAGAGACCTATCAGAGAGTCTGTTTGCTATGCGGTACAAAGGCCAGTTCAGAAAGATGGAAGGACTTGTTTATCCGGACTTTGACTCAAATAACATTGCTGAAGAAGAGTTTGAGATACCAGAAGACTGGCTCAAACTTGGCGGTACTGACTTTGGCTTTAACAATCCTCATGCTAATCTGAAAGGTGCTCTCTCTCCGGATGACGTACTCTATATCTATGATGAGCTGTATGTCTCTCATACACTGCTTAAAGACATTTCAAAGCACATGAAAGACATCACCTACTTTGGTGATCCAAGCGGAAAGAGAGAGATTGAAGAGCTTGTAGATATGGGTGTTGATATCCACAGCGGTGATAATGATATCCAGAAAGGCATTGAGGCTGTCAACGCAAGAATAAGAACAAACAGATTGAAAGTGTTCAAGAGTAAGTGTCCGAATCTACTGGATGAGATTGAGACCTATCATTATCAGACCGGAACAGAGAAGCCGTATAAAGAGAACGATCATGCTGTAGATGCATTGAGGCAGCTTGTTCTTGCTCTTGACAAGAGAAGACATAAGAGGGGGAGAGTACATTTCGTCGGTCTGGATGAAAGAAAGAAGAAAGAAGAGCAGATTGAGCAAAAGAAAAAGGAGGTGACGCATGTCAGAAAAGGCAAAGTCTATTGTCCGTGGTGAAAAGAAGGTTGGTAAAGTCTATTACTTAAAGACGAGCAAAGGGTTGTTTCCACTCTCTGTATTGAGAAAGGCTGAACGCCGGTCGTCAAAGCAGCTAAAAGAAGAGGCAAGATTTCTTTCAGAGAAAGGCTTGAAGCCGCTGCCATTTGATGTGAATGGGCTTTTAGCTCTGCAAGAGAACTGCTCATATTTTGACTCTTGTGTCAGACAGATTGCAAAAGATGTTGTTGGACCCGGCTGGACTCTTGTTGAATCAAGTGAAGAGGCGAACGAGAAAGAGGTTGAAGAACAGAAGAAGAAGGCAAGAGAGTTTCTTGAAGACCCGAATGAGGAGCAAGAGGAAGCAATTGAAGATATTATTGAAAAGTGTATTGTTGACTGGGGTGTAGTTGGCTGGTTTGCAATTGAGGTGAGCAGAGACCCCGCATCAAAAGAAGTCAATGGACTCTGGCACATTCCTGCACATACAATCAGAGTACATAAAAGCAAAGAGCTGTTCTGTCAGGTAAGGAATAATAAATATCGCTGGTTCAAGCAAATCGGTTTAGAGAAGAACTTTGATGCTGACACAGGCAACGAAGTTTCAGCTAAAGCAAGTAATCTTGCTAATGAGATAATTTTTTTCAAAAACTACTACCCTCGTAGCTCTTATTACGGCGCACCAAATATACTTGGTGCAGTCGGAGCAGCCAGGGGGCTGATAAGTGTTAGGGACTATAACCTGTCATTTTTTGACAATTACGGTGTACCTGCTGCTTTGGTGACGCTTGAAGGAGACTGGGAAGAGAACTCAATGAAGTATATCAACGATTTTCTTGACGTAGAAATCAAAGGTTCTAGCAATGCTCATAAGACTCTTGTGTTAGAGCTGCCATCCGGCGGTTCATTAACCTGGAAGCCGCTCTCAGTTGATGTAAAAGAAGGATCATTCAATCTGTATTACAAGCAGTCAAGGGATGAAGTTTTGAGTTCTTATAAGATGCCACCATACAGAATCGGAATTTCTGAAACTGGCAGCTTGGGTGGTTCAACGGCCAAAGAATCAACAGCTATTTATATCAATTCTACAATCGCACCACTGCAGAAAGCTGTGAATAGAATATTGACTAAGAGCATTGTACATAATGGGCTCAACTGTGAGCACATTAATTTTCAGTTCAATAAGATTGATACAAGAGACCTGGATTCAGAGGTGAAGCGCTGGCAAACTCTCTTCAGCCTCGGTGCTATTAATGCAAACTATATCAGAGATAAATTGAATCTTGAGAAGGTAGACCATGGTGACGATTATTATATCGCTGCTACATACTTGCCTGTTGGTGAAGAGAGTATCACTAGAAGAGAGGCGTCAATTGAGGAATTGAATTCAAAGATAAATGAGATAATTGAAGAATATAAAAAAAGCAAAGGAGAATAATAATGCCATTAGTAATCTATTTTAGAGAGCCAAACATTTCATTGATTGTCAAGGGTGAGCTTGACTCAAAGAGAAAGAAAGCTATTAGCCAAGCACTCGGTCAAACGCTGGAATTTGATAGTATCGAAGGCAATCATAGGATACTCATACCCGTGAGCAACGAAAAAAACATCACCTATATCAGCACAATGACTGATGAAGAGTTTGAAGACTTGAAGAGACAGAGAGAGGCAAAAAGAGCAAGGGGAGTGATAGAAAGGCCTCAGATGATTATCCCGACAACAAAAAAGAGGCATTGAAGAGATGCAGGTTTTAGAAAGACTGAGAGATTCAATGAAAGATGTAGTGCAGAAGTCTATCAAGAGAACATACACAAATGCCAAGCGACTCAGAAGATTGAATGAGAGGAAGTTGACTCCAAAAGTTAATGAGTTTATGAGGTACATGAGAAAACAGCTACAGAAAGGTTTGACAAGGGTGAAGGCAAGAAAGCCAGAGACTTTTGCAGAGCAGCTTGCTGACTGGGATGCTATCATAGAAGAAGGCCAGCGCATCTTGAAGCCTGAGCTGTTGAAGATTCTAGCTGAAGGCGGCAAGGCTGTAGTGGAGAGAAAAGTCATCAAACAAGAAGCAGGGCCGCGCTTTGATATTCTCGGTGTTCCAGCAGTTAAATGGGCTGAGAAGCATGCGGCAAAATTGGTGACTGAAGTCATTGAAGAGACGAAAAAAGCGATACGACAAGAAGTCAAAGCAGGCATCAACTACGGCAAGAGCATCCAGAAGATTGCAAAAGAACTGCGACCAGTTGTCGGATTGACGTCACGTCAAGCTGGAGCTGTAGCAAAGTATAGATTATTGCTAGAAGAGCAGGTATTACCACAGCAGAAGATTGCTTCATTGGTAGAGAGATATGCGAATAGGTTGCATAGATACAGGACTCAATTGATAGCAAGGACTGAGACAGCATCGGCACTCAGTGAAGGCACTCTGCAGGGCTTTGGCCAGATTGGAATCAAGAGAGTTCAGGGCGTCGCTGATGAAGAAGCTTGTGAGTATTGCCTTGAGAATATAGATGGCAAAGTCTATACACTTGATGAAGCTTCTGGCTTGATACCAGCTCACCCTCAATGTTTACCTGGGGATTCTTTTGTACTGCCCAGTGGTCGCATCACGGGTGCTAGTAAACGGTGGTACAAAGGCGATATGTTTACTATCCAGACTGCCTCTGGTTATAAGCTTAGG